CAGTATCTATTGTGCTTCCACTCACATCTGGAATTGTTACACTAAATGTTGTGTTATCTCCTTTTGTAAATGTTAAGGTTTGTGATGCGAAAGATGCAGTAATTAGGAAACTACCACTTTCTGTTTCTGTCACATATGAATTGGTTGCTGCGTTTAAAGCATTGATTGAAACTAATGCAGATGCACTAAATGTTTCTAAGTTAGAAGTTTGGATTAGCAAACTTGCAGTAGTAGATTCAATATTGTTTAATCTTACTTCTGCAGATTGCGTAAATTGATTTAAATTTGTTATTGATGTTACTAAACTTGCTGTTGATTGTGATGCTGTAAATACATTCAATGCATCTATACTAACTTGCTGAGATGCTGAATTTGCATTCAAATTAGATATTGAAACCAATGCTGATGCGCTAAATATTTCTAAGTTAGAAGTTTGGATTAACAAACTTGCAGTTGTTGTATTTAAATTACTTATAGATGTATTAACACTTGCAGAATTTGTTTCTAAACTACTTACTCTTTGGTCATTTGATGAAGTATATGCGTTGAATGATGCAGTTGTTACATAACTTCCAGTTACTCCGTTTAAAGCATTGATTGAAACCAAAGCAGATGCACTAAAAGTATTTAAGTTACTTACTGATGTATTTAAACTTGCAGTAGTAGATTCAATATTGTTTAATCTTACTTCTGCAGATTGAGTAAATGCCTGTAAAGATGCAGTTGCCTGATTTAAAGCAGATGGGTCAAATGAAGATGTTTGAACAGGCACTCCATTTATTGTTAAACTACCCTGCACCTTAACACTACCTGAAAGAGTTTGTGTATCTGTCAATTCATCTCCTAATTGGTTACTACCTGAAGAATAAATTATACTTGCAGTTTCAAATATAGTTTGTAAATAGGTAAATGATGCAGATAATGCACTTATATTTGTAAATGTTTGGTCAGCACTCCACGGATTACTTACATTATATCTTGCGAATGATCCTGTTTCACTTTCAGTAATCCAACTACCACTCTGTCCACCAATTGTTGCTAATTGAGATTGTAAAGATTGTGTTGCTGCGTTTATATTAGATATAGATATGTTTACACTTGCAGAAGTAGATTCTAAGTTGTTTAATCTAACATTTGCTGAAGATGTAAAACTATTTAATTCGTTTATTGAATTTACAATACTTGCCGTTGATTGCGATGCAGTAAATACGTTTAATGCATCAATACTAATTTGCTGAGATGCAGATGATACATTCAAATTATTTATAGATACATTTACACTTGCACTATTTGTTTCCAAAGAACTTACTCGTTGGTCATTTGATGCAGTATAATCGTTAAACGAAGATGTAGTTACAAAAGTTCCTGCACTACCTGAAACATCTGGAATATTAACTGCAAAGGTTGTATTATTTCCCTTTGTGAATGTTAAGTTTCTACTTCCATTATCAAACGAAGCAGTTATTAAAAAACTTCCACTTTCAGCTTCAGTTACATAAGATGAAGTTGCAGAATTTAATGCATTTATTGAAACCAAAACACTAGCCGTAGTTATTTCTATATTGCTTAAACGAATATCAGTAGAAGCAGTATATTGATTGAATGAAGAAGTTGTAACTAAACTACCTGTATTTATGTTTGTTACTAATGATGATGTTGGAAATGCAATAGTTCTACCACTAGCATTACCTACATAAAGATAACCTTCTTGTAATGAAGCACTGAATGTGCCTGATAAATAAAGATTACCTACTGTATTTACTGATACACCAATAGAATTACCTAAACCATCTTCCAATCCAATTAATGTTGCTGACGCAGTATTATTTGTTCCTAAATGAATAAGAGATTGGTAAGATTGTGAAATATAAAGATTACTTAAACTTCCCATTATTTTTTTATTTTAATTTTTATACGGTTGCCCATGTTTTAAATTCTGCTCCTGTTCCACTCCATTTTGCTGGTGTTGTTGACCACACTTTAGGATTTATCCACAATTCACATTCATTACAATCGTTATATCCTGAAGGGTATGGCCAGTTTACCATTGGAAGATTATTAAATGTCCAAGTTTGATTTTCCAAAGGTCTATCTACTTGAAAACATTTAAGATTTCCATAATCAGCAGGTTGTAAAGCGTTTATATAAGTTGCGAATACATTTCCTACTGTTTGTCCGGTTGCTATATTGATTGTAGCGGTATATTCTTCACCGGTTATACAATCAGATATAAGATAACCATCCGCAGCTTCTTCAATTAAAAAAAAAGACAACGGTTTTTATCGTTGTGAGTAGTTAGAGTGAATCTGGCTACCCACCCTGCCAGTCCGTTATTGAACTGGTCACTAAACGATGTGCAATTTATTTCTGTGTTTATTTCATACCCAACAACTCCTTTTTGTGTATATGCTGTCAAATCATTCATTATACTTAATGTATTTGCATGAATATCAACCGTGTCATTTACACCATAAAATGGAATTGTTTGTGCATTGGTTGTTGAATTGCTTTCGTTATTTTTATTTTTAATTTTATCTGCTACTGTCAATTCTATTTCCCAATCAGTAGTTGTATCACCAAAATTAGCTGTGATGATTTGCACATTACCAATTGGATATGCAGGAAATTCTCTTGCATCAAAATTACTCATATCACCCTGTGTTACTACTTCAATAGATGGGTGATTCTTCATTATTGTTTTAAAATAATTTAGAGTATTATAATACAGAGTATAATTTATTCCTGAATTATGAACGATTGCTGCCATAGTTTATTATAATTGAATACCTCCGAAATATTGATTAGTTTGATCCGGGTAAATCTGTGTTTGATTACCAACACTTTCCAAATATTGTGGAATATTTTGTGAATATGCAATTAAATAATTTTGCAATCTCAATGCGTAATAATCAGCATTGTTTAATGCCTTATTTAAAAGATAATCTATTTCACCTTTTGCTGGTGCTATACCTTGCTCACTTTGTTGTTTAACTGCACCATTAGATTTGAATTGCACAGATGAAAATGGTATATATTCTACACACGCATACCAAATCAAAGTATTTTTAATGTGGTCATCTAAAAGGTCTTGATAATATGATGATAAGCTACCAACTGTCCCTGCTGTGATTTGTGCTTGGAGATAATCAAATAAAACTGTTCCTAATAAGTTTTTTAAATACTTATCTTGTGCAGTTCTTACAAACGGCAATAAAGCATCTGCATCCAGTGCACCTTGTAATGGAGAGTTTTTGATTATATCATTTCTGTTTATGAATAAAGCGTATGACATCTGTTTTATGATTTATATATTTCGTATTCCTTATTATTAAATTCCAACATTGAAAATGACTCGATATTTTCTGTATCCGGCATCACTTCTGTTATTGTCTGGTCTCCTGCATCTTCTTGTGTTGCAGGATTTTCCAATGATTTGTTTGTTTCATCTTCAACTTGCTCTACTGATTTACCAGTTTCCTCTGCAGTTTGAGAAAGGATTACCAATGGAGTTAATTGCTCAAAGTATAATTCCATCTCATCATATCCACCTTCTGTTAATGCGTAATCTAATGCATTTAAGATAAGGTTTTGAAATGGAGAGATTGTCATTGTTTGTAAGATACTGAAGGCTGTCTTCATTTCCTCACTTTGAGATGAGAAACCATTGTTTTGTGTTCTGATACCAAAAAGAAGTGGTGATGTTACTCTGTGTGCTACAAGTATTCTATCTTGCACATATTCAGCAACATATTCATACTTGTCATGCAAATTAGATATGTCTATAATATCCAATGTAGGTTTAGTTGCAGGGTCATCATTGAAACTAACCATAAAACGACCTGCATTATCTGTTCCTGTAAACTTAGCTTGAATAAGGTCTTCTATTGTTTGTCTTTCCTCTGGATGTGGAATACCATTGTTAAAGTTAATCATTACAGCAGGTAAGAAACCATTTGTAATATTATTATAGTGTAAGTTTGATACTTCGCCTTCTGACATACTAAATTGTAATGCAGATACCCAATCAGGTAGTGAATAATAGTATAGACCTGGACAATAATGTTTGATATAAAGTATTTCCATCTTTTCATTAGATGTGCCGAATGCAGGTATTTTCTTTTTATCTTTTACCTTTCTTCCGTCACTCCAATCCACACAATAATAATAATTTTCAATCTTTGGTGATTTACCTAATTTCTCTGCACGAAGTGTTTGCACAGGAACATGATACATACGGACTATTTTAGTATGCTCATCATTCCAATATACTGTGTATGCACCATTTCCATATAATTTAAGGTCAAATGCTACTCTCTTAGTTTCTTCCTGTGGAATTAACTTTTGTAGTATTGTATTTTTTGTTTGGTCTTTTGAATATAAACCCTTACCATAAATCAAGTCAGCAAGTCCTTCTACACACGCTGCATTTGTTGTAGATACATTGTATGCTGTTGTTACTGCTGCAAAAAAGTCATCGTGTCCATAAACACCAAATGGTATCCATGCATAACGAGTTTTTGAATCCTCATTTATGATTGGCATTGTATTATTATTCACATTAACAATAGCAAAATTCTGTTTTCCTTTCATATTAATCATATATTATATATTTGTTCTCAGACGTATGAGAAATATATTGTGTGTTTTTATTTTCATATACTGTCTTATCTACTGATTGAGATGCATATACCTGTATAGAACCATGCCATATAGGTTCATCGTTATATAAGTTTGTTATTAGTGCTCTATATTCACCTGCAACAATGGCACCACTAATACTTGCAGTAAATGCTAATATGTTTTCATAAGGTGTGAATTCTATACCGCTTAAACTTGCTGTATATGTATTTAAACCCATCATATCTGTTAAAGACATAGTAAACTCATTACTTGCCGTATCCTCAGTTCTGATAGTATAATCGTTAGATTGAGATATAAAATAGCTTAGCATTATCTTGCATTTATATTATTAAAAACAGGTGAATACCATAAAATAGTTAAAACAAAAAACCCCAATCATTACTGAGTGGGGTTAATTATTAAAATTTGCAAGACAAATTATGAGTTTGTTCCATACACTATCGTTGGTAATCCGTTTCCAGCTAATGCTGCAAATGGATTTGATGTAGTTGATCCTGAAATGAATGCTGCTGGTAATTGCTCTTGACCAGTAAATGTGGCACTATATCCGTATAAATCTCCAAGTGCTCCACCTGTTGATATTGTTCCGGCAGTCATGTCTGCACCTTCTTTCTCACCAACTAACAACGCATCACCGTTTTGAGTCCAAATTACAATCTTAGGGCGCCCAAATGCCATTAATTTAAGCTGAGTTGTCATTTCGTTTGTCAACTTCTTTAAGTTTAAAACTAATTCTTGTGAAAAGAATGTAGTTCCGTTCTCTCTAGAAGTGTTAACAGTTTCTGTGTATGCTGAAGTTCCCTTCAACTCATAATAATATACTGTGCTTCCTGAAGGAAATGCTGTGATTTCTCCGTTTCCGTTTTTAGTGAAAGACCCGGTTGTAAAATTCATAAAGTAAACTCCTTGAAGTCCACCAATACTATCTTTACATACTTCGTTTCTTCCAGCGCTTAAGTTACAGCTCATATTATTATGTTTTAATTTTGTTAGTTAAAAAGAAAGGTGGGTGTTTCCCACCCTTCTTGTTATTAAGGTTGAGATTAGTAAGCTCCGTAGTATACGATATCTTGACCAACACCGAACTGAACACCTGCCGAGTAGCGCATTATAACGCGATAATTTTGCGAACCGTCCAAGTTAGCCATATCCAATACTCTCACTTCATTATGGTCACTTAAAAGTCCTGTGCCAAAGAATAAGTTAGATTTTTGAGCTGCTACGATTTTTGAACTTGACATTCCAGGGCAAAGAACTAAATCAATACCATTGAAATTCAAAGGCTTTTCACCAATAGTGAAAGCGTTTTGATAACCGTTAGCACCTACATTAGATACAACACCAGTTGTTGAGTTAATTGAAAGACCTGCAGTTGCAACTTGATAAGCTTTAGCTACATTCGTAGGAATATAGATAACTAAATCTTGCTTACCATAAACTGCGTTAGGAATAGTGTTTACAACAGATTGTAATTTAGAGATTACATTCTCTGCAGTCACACTACCAGAGATGATTGCTGAAGAACCACCTGTTAATCTTGCAGGTAATACGTCAGTTGCACCACCATCATCTACTGAAGCAGATAATAATTTCTCGAAACCGTCAAATTGACCGTTTGTAGAACCATTACCTTGCCAAATAGATTCTTCAACTGCCTGTGCAACGTTTCCTGCTACATATGACACCAAATAGTCATTGAATGAGCGTGGTATCTCATCAAAAGCTGAGAAACCAAGTTGAAGTGCATTCCATGAATCAATAAATTCTTGCTTACACAATTGTAAGTTAACTTGGAACTCATCAGGCTGAAGAACTCTTTCAGCGATAGATGCAGAAGATGCTGGTGTGAAATCACAAGAAGCATCTTGAATAAGGTTTGATAAAGAAAGTTTTTGAATAACGCTCTTAAACTTAACGTTTGGCATTATTGTAATTAACTTCTTATCCAAAGTGTTTGCAGAAAGCAAGGCAGCAGCAATATAGCCACTTGCCGCTTCGCCGGCATACGATGCAGGAGCAGTCAATTGTGGCATTGGTGTTTCACCTGCGAATTTTTGTAAGTTTTTCATTTTGAAATCCTTTTTTTAATTAGTTATGAATAATTTTATTTATAAAGTTTTGATAAGAAAGAAGTTTGATAATTTTCTACTTTCTGACCATAGTTTTTTCTATTTTGTTCTACTGCGAACTTTAATGGATTATCTTCTACTGGAGCACCATCTAATTTTGGAAGTTCTTCTTCTTTCATATCAACTTCTTCAGTTGCTTTCTTATCAACTACTTCCTCTTTTGGTTTTGGCATCATATCAGCCATCTCCATCATTTTCTTTTCCATTTCTTCGATTCTGTAAGCCATTTCTTCCATCTTCTTTTGCATATCGCCTAAGTTGATTTCTATTTCACCATCTTCACTTTCAACTGAATTTTCACCTAAAGGTTTTCCATCAGTTTGAGGCATATCTGGAGTAGCTTCTTCAGTTACTTCAGCCATCATAGTTCCATCTTTTACTTGTCCTTTTAAGTCAGGCATTACATTTTTCTCATCTTCGTTACCAACTGAAGGTATAGGTTCTGCTTTTACTTTTTCAATATCAGCTAACTCAACGTTTTCTCTTTCAACGATTTTACCATCTTCAGTTTTTACTTTGATTAAGTTCTCATTACCGCTCTCATCTTTCAACATTAATTCATGCATTCCGTTTGGAGCTGGTGATTTGGTTCCATCTTCAGAAACAACGAATAGGTCTTCGCCTACATCGAATGTTTTAGATTCTACGATGGTTCCGTCTGCTAATTTAGCATAAGTTAATTCCACTTCTTCTACTGAAAGGAACTCAACTATTTTGCTTAAAACTTTCTTTGCGTTCATATAGATTTGATTTATATTATTAAAAACAATGTTTTATTTATTTATAGTAATTTTTTTTATTTATATGGTCCATTTTGTGTATAATCAAGCAATTGGGCTGCAGTCAAGTTTCTATTATAAAATACTGCAATTGTTCTTAGTTTGCCCATACCTGTTATGATAAAATCTAAATAATCTAAAAAAGTGGCAATTCCATTTGCAGATGGGTCATTAGGTATATAATCAGTTTGGAATCCATCTAACGAAGTTGAATAAACAGTATCTCCATAGCCAGCACCACCTAAAGGTGTGCATTTTATAGAAACATAAAAAAATCCATTTTGCATTGTTGGTGATACAGATAACGTGCTCATACTATATCCAATAGTCCTAAAGATTGCGTATTTATCTGAATTAATAGCGCACCAATATCGATTGGTAGTTATACCATCTCTACCTAAAAATCTTTCACCATTTACTGATGTATTCAAATCAATCTCATAAATAATATTTTTCAAAACTGGCACATTAGCTATTCCACCATTAAATTGAATATCAACGCCAGCTGGTGCTGCTATGTAAGAGCCAGTTGAATCCGTTGCATACCACGAAGAACTTACATTTAAATTTGTATAAGAAACTTTAGTATCAGTTTTACCTATATTATACCATGTTGTGCTACCTGAAGTGTATGATTCTATATTATCAACATCATAGTATAAGTCAGCTGTCATTGTAGTGCCCGTAAAAGCGAATGGAAAAAATTTCATTATACTAAATTTTTAACTGCAGTTCCATATAATGTTGAAGTATCAAAACTAATGAATGATAGAATATCCTTCGAGCCACTAGTAAGTGATGCACTATATGGTAGGCCTGATGGGAAATCAAATGTTGTATTATAAGTTAAAGTTCCTGTTCCAACACTTGGTTGTGAAACTAATAAGTTAATCGTTTGTCCTGCTTTTATATTAGATGCTGCTAAATGAGTAGCACTTCCTGAAACTAAAGTAAGTGTAAAGAAATTTCCTGTATTCAAATCCATACTTGCAGTAGATGATGCAATACTCATTGAAACCACATTACCTACCACAGAGCCTGTTGTTACTATCGATCCTGTAAATGTTGAACTACCTGTGATAGTTTGATTACCAATAAATGTATTGCTACCTGTTGTTGCATAGCTTCCAGTTTTTGCATTTAGTGAATTGATTGATATTAATGCAGATGCACTAAATGTTTCTAAGTTAGCAGTTTCAATTAACAAGCTTGCAGTAGTAGAATTAATATTATTTATGCTTATCTGTTGTGATGCCGATGAAGCATTTAAGTTTGTTATACTAATTGCTGTCGATGCAGTAAAAGGGTTTATAGAAGCAGTTGCAACATTCAATGCATTAATACTAATTTGTTGTGATGCAGAAGAAGCATTTAAGTTTGTTATACTGATATCAACTGATGCAGACTTGGTCTCTAAATTACTTAATCTTATATTTGCTGATGATGTGAAACTATTAATAGATGCAGTAGCAACATTAATAGATGCAGTAGCAGAATTAATATTGTTTATACTCACCTGTTGTGATGCAGATGAAGCATTCAATTGTGTTACTGAAGAATTTAAACTAGCAGTTGTGCTGTTTACATTATCTCTCAATATATTAAAAGATGCTGTATCTTGTATACCTCCATTTGTATAAGTTGTTCCGTTACCCTTTGTAAATGTAATTGTATTTGAACTAAAAGATGATGTAACTACAAGAGAGCCTGTTGCTATTGGTCCTACTGATGCAGTGTAATCATTTATAGATTGAGTAAATGCGTTAAAAGAAGATGTATTTAATTTAGTTCCATCTTGCTCTACTTTAATAGTTGCTATTGGACCATTTACATTTGCCGTTATACTTGCTGATACCAAACCTTCAAAATATAATCTAGTAGAATATCCTTGTAAAACACCATCATCACGTATTTCATTCACAGAACTTGTCCATGCGAAAAAAGATGCAGTTTGTGTATTCAATGCACCAATGCTGTAATTAGCACTTTGAGTAAATCCATTAACACCTGAATTGATTGTCAACTGAGATGCTGTAAATGAATTCAGTGCATTAAATGAAGGTTGTTGAGATGCAGTAAATGTATTAAGTGCAGCTATAGAATTATCTTGCGCCGCTGATGCACTACTATAAAAAGTTTGATTTACAGTAGAGTCAATGAAGTTTGTATTGAACGTTCTTAACTTTTCAGGCGTAATATAGCCTGTATTATTATTAGGAAACGAATTAGTATTTTCGGTAAGCAATGCTTGTTTTGATACTTCAGCCATGTTATGTTTAATTTTAACTTATTTCATATCCATCATCAAATGAATCGTTAAAGCCACCTAATTGAGCTTGTGGTGATTCTATTTGTCCAATACCTTGATTTTGTAAAAAGCCTTTACAACATGCAACATCATAAGTATCTCTGTCTAAACAAAGACAACCTCTTCTACTATTTTTTGGACTTGAAAGACCTTTTGTTGGTCCTATGTAGTATCCCGCATTGTTTTCTCTATTTACAGAGTAACGCAGATTACCACTTCTACTATTAGACCATATACCCATTTGATTAATTTTATACATTAAAAACAACTTAAACTTGAGATATAGTTATACCCCTTGCTGTTGTTTCTTCAATGCTTCTCTATGTAAAAGATTTTTAAGAGTAGTTTCGTCTGATTTAAAGGAAAGATAAAGCAAACATTTTTCTAAAGGTTGTTCAGTTACCCAATCTATACGCCCAAATTGTCCGTCTGCAAGTTCAATAAGCGTTTGGTAATTTCCCCACTTTTTGCCAAAATTAATTTGATGTTGGGTGGGAGTTCCTCCACCTTCAAAGATTTCAGGGTAGCGCTCAACAAGTCCATTAACGTATGAACAAAAAAAAACAGGGCACCGAAGTGTATATCCATTGATACATCCTGCCATAGTTTTGAATCTATATC